AACAAGTTCAGCACACCGGTCAGGACATCGTGACGGCCGGTGGTGACAAACAGGTCCGCCTAACCTACAATCATCCAGTAAAGGAGCTAGTGTGGTGCTTTTCCAGCACGGCGCTCGGTACCAACAACGATTTATGGGACACCACGACACCACAGGGCACATGCAATATGACAGTTTCTCCAGTTCCAACATCTAATGCTGTCACGGATGTTGATTTTGTTAGCCAAACTACTACTCCCGCATACGTATCTATTCCATTTGATCCTCACCTTCCAATCGCTCCTCATCTTAACGTTAACACAATTGATAGCGTTATCCAGAATGGAAGTGGATTCTGGGTTGAGGAGGGAACCACTGTCGGTAATGTTTCAGTCGGCCCCATGGAACAATTCAAACTTATCCTCAATGGCCAGGACCGCTTTCATGCTCAGGAGGGCAAATATTTCAACCAGGTCCAGCCTCACTGCCATCACAGCGGCAACCCTTACCCAGGCATCTACAGCTATTCCTTTGCCCTCAAACCAGAGGATCACCAACCGACGGGCACCTGCAACTTTTCCAGAATCGACAACAGTGTTGGTTGGTTCAGAATGAAGGCGGGAGCTCAAACCAACCTGAACATGTTCGCCGTGAACTACAACGTTCTTCGCGTACAGTCTGGCATGGGCGGGTTAGCGTTCAGTAACTAAAAAATAAAATATTTTCCTTATAGTATAAATAAAAAACAACAATGGCTGGTGGTCTTATGCAACTTGTAGCTTACGGTGCCCAGGATGTCTACCTCACCGGTAGCCCCAAGGTAACCTTCTTTCAGGCCGTGTACAAAAAGCACACCAACTTTGCTATGGAGACGATTGAGCAGACCGTCAACGGTTCGGCCAATGGCGGGAGCCGCATTTCGGTCACGGTCGCCCGCAACGGTGACCTGGTCGGCGAGATGTTCCTTGAGCTGACATTGAAAACTGATTTGCATGCACAGTCTGATAATGGTAGCAACGAGGATGGTAACTGGTGTGCCGAGCGTGCTGTCGAGTCCGTCGAGCTGACCGTCGGTGGCCAGCGTGTGGACAAGCACTACCAGCGCTGGTGGCGTCTGTACTCTGAGCTGAACCGCGATTCCGCGAAGAAGGCTCAGTACGACAAGATGACGACGGCGACGGAGGTTAGTACCCGCGTTTACCTGCCACTCATCTTCTTCTTTAACCGCAACCCAGGTCTTTACCTGCCCCTGATCGCCCTTCAGTACCACGAAGTCCGCCTGGATTTTGAACTGACCGACGTATATAGCAGCTATTTTACCTCTAGTCCCAAGGTGTGGGCGAACTACGTGTATCTCGACACCGAGGAGCGCCGCCGCTTCGCTCAGGGCTCCCATGAGTACCTGATTGAGCAGGTTCAGCACACCGGTACCGACAGCGTCTCGGCTAGCGGCTCCGCTGATCAGAAGCGCCTGTCCTACAATCACCCCGTAAAGGAGCTGGTCTGGTGCTACAGCGAATCTTCAACTGTCGGTAACACCAACGGCTTATGGAACTTTACTAATAACGTTTTAAATACCAATGTGACTTCTAATGTGGTAGATGCCCAAATTGTACGCCCAGATATAGCCGGTGGATGCCCCCATATATTGCCAGCCACTGCTGAGGGGTTAGGGTGGGTTGAAGAAGGAACGTCTTCCAATACTAAGCACGTTGGCGCTCTTTCGACGTTTAAGCTGGTTCTCAATGGTCAGGACCGCTTCAAGGAGCAGCCGGGCAAGTACTTCAACCAGGTTCAACCCCAGTACCACCACAGCGGCAACCCTTACCCAGGCATCTACTGCTATTCCTTTGCCCTCAAGCCAGAGGAGCACCAGCCAACGGGCTCGTGCAACTTCTCGCGCATTGACAACGCCCAGGTTGTGCCAACGCTCAAGTCGACTTGGGTGGATGGTATCAGCGGCGCCACCTCCGCTACTCAGCACATGTTCGCGGTGAACTACAACGTTCTCCGCATCCAGTCTGGTATGGGTGGTCTGGCCTTCTCGAACTAAAAAAAAACTTAAAAAACTAAATCAATAAAATTGTTAAGAACAACGCA